TAAGTTAAACAAAGCTGTTTCAGAGTCTAGGTAATATGAAACCCTAAAATTCTCACTTGTAGTTTCTACTCTTGGATATAATCTTCTAACCTCGTTAGCACTATTTATAAAATATAGAGTCCTCATCTTTTCTGGTTCGCTTGTAAGCTCAATAGTAAATACTTCATTATTATCAAGTATTAGACTTCCATTAAACTCTGTATTATCTTCGGTACTCGCCACCTCTTTGCCATCAACCTTTAATGCATAGTCTTTTTTGTGGCTTGCATTAGATGTGATATTTACGTTTTTAACTACAGCTTGAGTAGTAGCATTGTTGTTAATAATCTCAATACTATTTCCACTATCCGCAACAGTTATTGCTCTATTTTGAAAGACTTTTAATTTTTCTGCCATTTTCTAATCCTTTCCTTAAAATGAATAAGCCATAATTTGGGCTTGTGTTGGTTGCACATTGATACTTGCCAATGCAGTATCTACTTCATCCTTAGTATATGTAGTAGCTTTGTCTGCTTTAGCACTCAACAACATGTCTGCTTGAGATTGTGTGTATGTATCTGCTACACTAAATGTATCATATACCTTTACTGAGATTATATCGTTTAATGTTGCTCCAGTAGCTAAAGTAACACTAGTTCCATTTGTTGCAGTATAATCCGTATCACTTAATAACATACCGTTTCTATACACATCTAAGTGTGATGGTGTGTAGTTAACCGAAAATACAGTTTGACCTTCTGTAGCCACAAACTCTGTATTTGTGATTCCAGTACCTGTAGAAGCTGTCTCCCAAGTGGCAGTAGTTCCATCAGTTTTTAAATACTTACCTGCAAATCCAGTTTGGTCTGGTAAAGCATCTAGATTAGCTAATTTAGTATCTGTGTCATCTCTAAGCTCAACTATTGCATTTTGTACAGTTGTTGATGTTATGTCACCATTAGCTGTAAATCTAATATCGTTAGCATCTTGCTTAGGGTATGCAGCTAATACTTGTAATACACCTATATTAGCATTTGATTTTAGTACATATGCTATTGGTTGAGCAAACCCCACAGTTGGTTCTATATTAGTTAAGCCACCAGTAGTATTTACATATAGTATAGTACCGTTAGTATATGCTGAGGTATCTAGTCCATCTATAATACCATTAGCTATTGCCATACCAAATGCATCTACACCTAAGTCTTCTGCCAGTATGCCTATAGCCACTCCAATAGTATTATTGGCTGCTACTACTTTTACTGCATCTTCAGTATCACTATAGCCGAAGTATGATACTACAGTACCTTTAGGCATTACTACACCACTCTGATTCTTTACTCTCATATGTACAGCATCAGCTTTAATTTTATTAGTATAGTCATCTAGTGTTTTATTAGTAAGTGTTTGAGTAGCTGTTAGACCAACTAATTGCTCATTTATAGAAGAAGCATCATAAGTGGCTTTTAGCATATCTCCACTACCAAGTCCGTCTGCCCCTTGATAAACAGCATAAGTACCTAGGTTAATTGTCTCAGCTAAATCACCCCAAACTGTATAAATATCTGTTGTACCTGCTGCACCTGTTCCCGAAGTTCTGGACACATGATCTACACTCTGTCCTTGCTCACCTTGGATACCCTGCTCACCTTGGATACCCTGCTCACCTTGGATACCTTGAGGGCCTGTAGCACCAGTCTCACCTTGGATACCTTGCTCACCTTGGATACCTTGCTCACCTTGGATACCTTGCTCACCTATTAAAGATAATAGCCACTCTGCTTCTGTACCAACGAAACCGTTATTTACTGCTACCTGGTATGCAGAATCTCCATCCAAGTCGCCAGCGGTAATTACATCATCTAACGTCCTAGTTTCATCATAAGGCATATTCATTGCGTTAATTCTTGTAACTGTAACTAGCGTACCATTACGGGTTTGCTCTACTGTACCTACTCCTGTAAGTAAATCTTCTACGCCGGCTAATTGTCTATTTATAGTATATGCCATTAGAATCTCCTATAAGCAACTTCTAGGTCGCCTTCCGTAAAGTTTTGCATAACATTATTTTTAATATTAATAACATTATTAGTATATAGCATTAATTCCTCATTACCAACGGCTCTATTTTGTGAATCTTGATCTAGCCTGAGTGCAGAGCCTGCCACATGATGAGCTAGAACATTAGTCCATTGATCATCTACATCAATAGTATCACCTGCTAGCGTTATAGTATCAGGTTTAGAAATACCATAAATCGTAAGATACTTTGCAGTAAATGGTATATCTTCAGCCGTTAAATAATTAGGCTCATGGCTAACATCAAACTCAATAAGTATACCGTAGTTACTATTAGTGTCTATAACTAAGTCAGTAGATGTTATACGTGGGTATATTCTAAAAACTCCTCTACGGGTTTTATCGTATACTATAGTTTTTACATCTTCTCCATCTTCTAATTGCCAGCCATTATTTAGCTTATCCATATAATCATTAGATACTATAGGTAATACTTTACCTTGATATTGTATTCTATCAATTTCCAATAGCTTTGCTGATACATCATACGTGGTTATCCCGCTGTCTAGTTCAATATAATAAACATCTTTAGCAACTTTTGTGTCTGCAGCAAAAGCCCTAACTGCATCATTTAATAATGAAATTAATGAAGCATCTGAATATATATCAGCACTAGGGTCTGATAGTATAAGTCTTACTTTATTTAATACATCTTGTGCCGTCATAGTAATTCCTTTAATTAACTACAGGAAGCTCCTAAGAGCTCCCTAAGTAAATTAAACGTTTGTTAATTCACCAGTTGTTTTAGTATATTCTATATACTCAACAATAACTTCTACTTTACCAGCCGTTGCATTAGCTGTACCGATAGTAACAGTTACTTCTGCTCCTGTACCAGTACTAACTTTAGTTACTGCACCACCTTTGATAGCATCTGCTACACCAGCGAATGCTACTGCTGCGATTGCATCTGTAGAACCTACAGTAATCTTACCAGTAGCTGTTGCTCCAGTTACACCTGAAGTTACTTTAAAGAAAGCATCAGTTACTACTGCATTAGCAGGTAGATTAAATACTGCTACAGACTCGCCAGTTGATACTGCTTGAGCATCAAAGTCAAGAGTTGCAGTAGAAACACAAACTGATTTCTTAGCACTATTTTGCCCATTCAATAATTGGTCATATGTCGCCATTATTACTCCTTAGTAAAGCCCGGGATTAACCGTGCTTAAGATCTACAGCGATTACACCAAAGTCTAATCCAGTAGTTTTAGCAGCTTTATATACTGCACCGCCCTCAAGTTTGAGGTTTGTTTTCTTAGCTTCTGTCCAGAACTCTACAGCTGACTGAGAAGTAATACCAAAGTCAGTAGACTCTTGGAATTTATAATCAGGCATTTTACCGAAAGCCATTTGACATGCACCTTGCCCTAGGATTAATCCACGAGACATAAGTTTTGAAGCTGTTGCTGCATCCGTATCAAATGCTTCTTGACCTTCCCAACCTGTAAGAGGTGTAGTAGCATCAATTGTACCATCTGTAGTATACTTACGTAAACCAGCGATCTCAACTTCTGAAGCGTCCATTTCGAATGCACCTGCACCTTCAGTATAACCAAAGAAATCTGGAGCCTCAACAATAACTAATTTACCAATCTTACCAATAACACCTGATAGTGTACGGTTGTTATTACCACGAATATCAGCATTGATAACTATAGTTTGGTACTCTGATGATGCTTTAAGCTTTTGAGCCATGAAAGAATCAACTACGAATAACCAAACACTCTCACCATTCTCTAATCTGAAAGGCTCTAGTGGAGCTCTACGACCAGCTGCTGTTGTTGTCAATGCACCTGTTGCTGAAGCTGCTTTAAAACCTTTACCAGTTTTAAGTGCTGTTTCAATTGCAAGTAAATCATTGTATACAAATGTTGTACCTAAATCATAGATATGACTTGGAGCAGTATCTGTACTACCTTGAAGCGCATCAAAAATCATTTGGTCTTTCCATCGAATGAAAAGGTCTGCAAGTTTAGAACGTGAATCAGAGTGCTCATTGATAGTTAAATCACCAATATTTACGCCATCGAATCTATCTCCGTTATCTACGGGAATTCTGTAACGCTCAACAGTAATTTTATCAGAGAATTTGCGCTTGATTTCACCTTTACCATATGCAGTGTCCTTACCTTTTACAGCTTTACCACTAATTTTACCTGAATAGTCAAATACTACAGTATGACCATCACCTGCGCCTTCATTGTTTACTTGGTATACGATTGAGTTACTAGAATTCCCTGTATAAGGACCCCAGAAAGAAGTGCTAGCCGCTTGTACTAGACCTTCACGTAACCACTTTTTACGTTCTAAATCAGAACCTAATGCTACTTGTGCTGTACCCATTTAGTTTATCTCCTAAAATATTGTCTTAGCATAAGAAGAGCTTAAACTCTCCTCAGGCTTGTAATCTGAAGGCTTTGTGCCTCCACTTAGTTCACTGAGGTTTGGCTGGTCAAGAGTTTTCTCATTTTTCACAGCCTTACCTTTACCTAGGTACTCAGCAACATCTTCAAGGAATTCCTCAAATGTTACTTCACCTAATTCAAGCTTCTTCGTTATTCTAGGCGGTACTTCATTCGCAATAATCTCGTCAGTTATTGGCGTTTCAGCCGATGCGTTGAATTCACTTAAAACTTGTTGACGTCTGTCTAGCTCGAAATTAATTTCAGCAGCCTTTCTAGCTTCACCCGTCAGTTCTTCTAGTCTAGCCCTAGACTCACTAGTTACTTTTTGCTCTATCTTATTAACCTCTTCCCTCCAAGCCTCAGGGTCTTCATACTTAAGTTCTTCCAGACGTTCCTGGTCTTCCTTAGGTATGTTTACCTTCGATACTTGTTCAAGCTGTTTTAGGAGCTCTGCTTTCTCAGCTTCTAATGCTTTGATAGCTTGTCGTGACTTAGTGTAGCCTGCTTGCGTATCTTTACGTCTCTTCTCTGCTATAGCAAGCTGCTCTTCCAACGTAAGTTGTTTGTCAGCGTTACTATTCTCAGATGGATTATCTGGAGTAGCAGCTGACCCAATGTCTTCTGGATTACTCATCTTATGTCCTTAAAATTTGATTACTATATATTATACCCTATATAATATTAAAATAAACTTAAATTATATGGCAAATCCTGAAATTTTTGAGGCTTGATATTCACGGTATTTAGCCTCTAAGCTTTTAGTTCTTGTATTACCAACCTTATAATAGTTAAGACCTTGTGCCATATATCTTAGCGCTGCTGCATAGTTACTATGTATATCATGCTCATCTGTACCCAAGAATACACCTAACCTCTTATCAAACTTCTTACGATAGTTTTGTAGACAGAGTAAAGTGCCTTCTGCACTATCGTCAAATATGGTAGCATCTATAAATTGTCTCGCTGCTTCAATTGAGTCACTAAACGTTAGCTTCTCTAGCACCCTACAATTACTAAATCCTTCGCGCTGGAATGTCTCAAGCCTTGTTCGCCCTGTCGAGTAATCCCTAACCATAATATCATGTGGGAATATAAACTCCTCATAGTTCCCAACATATGGGAGGGTCTTAAGTACATTCGCATAGTATATAATACCCTCATCCCGATTATGAAACTCATCTATCAAGTATGGCTGCCCTTCTATCACTTGTGCGAACAGCATTACAGTCTCATCATTTATCCCAAGGTCAAAACTAACGGACACTCCGTAGTCAGGGTTATATGGGGCTTGCTGGATTCTCTTCTCCTCCTTAAGTTTTATATACTGCCTCTTAAAGTACATACCCTCAACTTGTGAACTAAATGCCTTCTCTGGTGTACTAGGGTACTCCTGGTCAAAGTCCTCACCTAGCTCTTCCATTTTAGCTGCCAGCCACCACATCTGAGGCTCGGTGAGGGCTATGCCGAGATCTTTCTCTAACTCCTCCGCATATTTGATTGCATGTGGTGTTATTGGATATTCCTCATGCATCTGACAATCTGGGTCCTCAATCCAACTAAGGAATATTGGTTGAAAGTCCAGTGATGTAAGTGGACGAGTGGAAGCTGCCCTTGTTTCCGCCTTCTGCCACATCTCATAAAAGAGTCCTGTGCGCCCCTCCGCCGTTGACTCAATAGTTATTTTATTCTTCACACTTACCGCCTGGAATGCCCCTGTCTTGAGTTCCTTCGCTTTGTCGGGGTAGCGCTTAGCAATTTTCCCTAGCTCCGACACGTGAAGCCCCTGAAGAGTATCCCCACGGAAATTCCCTATCTTAAGTATTGAGCCATTACTAAATGACATCCCCTTCTGGTTATTGGAAATTAGGGTTATACTCATGAGCTGCTTTATGTTCTCGTCAAGCTCGTTCCACATTAGCTCTGCTCTCTTACTAAGTTTATCAGCCTCATCCTGCCCATAACTCTGTATACCTGCTGAGTATCCCTCGGTGAATATACATGAGTCGAGGTAGTAAGCTACGTAGAGAGTTGAAATACCCTGCTGACG